GGGGGAGGGGAGGAGCGATCACTCAGCACGATACCTTTAAACCCTCCCTTACACAACAGGGTAGAATTTGAGTATTTAACATAGTTTTCAAATAATCGTATATACCAATAAATACCAATTATATCAACAAGTTATAGTGTAAAAATAAATCGTGAAAAACCTAGTAAAAACAAATACTTGACAAAGCATAAAATATATGGTATAATAGAGGCGTTAGATAAAAATAATAAGAGGTATCTATGGCAAGAAAGTATAAATCTTTTCCATTGGTTTGTATTGAATGGGAAGATCACAGTGCTGATAGTGGTTGGGTAGAAGAAGAAGATATGTCAGATATGGGAATTAGATGTAAGACCGTAGGTTGGCTGGTAAAAGAAACCCCTGAAAGTTACCACGTAGTAGATACTTTAACAGACGATGAAGGTCAAGGTGGATATAGCCACATACTTCGGCCTTGTGTTATAAAAGTACAAACTTTAAGAAAAAAATATTAAGGATCGAAAAATGGCAAAAGACAAATTAGACATCGCTGGTGAAAAGGTTATGAAAAAAGTAGATGTTGGGAAAGGTAGTAAATTACCAATTCGAAAAGATAAGCCAAGAGGACACGATTGGGGAAGCAGAACACATGGAACTCAAACTACTTTAGCCATAAAAAAAACAGAAAAATTACCTGATCTAGAAGTTAAAGGAAAAGCTAGTAAAGATGACCCAGGCAAATATTCAAGGTTATTTAAAAAAAGATTAGGAATGAAAAAATAGAAATTTTTACAAATAGATTTACTTTTACAGTTATAATTGCTGTATTATATTTTATTAACGCTGTTCTTCAGCTTTATATTAAAGAGCCGCTTTGGGCTGGTTATTTTTTCTCTGCTGGAGTAATAACAGCATTTACTATTTTGTTAATGGTGCATGAAAAAATATGAACGGAAAAGGCGACAAAAGAAGGCCAGAAAATAATAAAAAATATAGAGAAAATTATAACAAAGCATTTAACGAATCTAAAACATTAAAGGCAATAAAACAATTAAAAAAAGAATGGACTATGAGTGTATTAGGAGATAAGTAATGCCAAGTAATGTTGGACCATGTTATAAAGTTTATTTACAAATTAACAAGAATATTTTTAATTCTATGAGAATGGTAAATGAATGGAAAACTAAATAAAAAATTAAGAAAACTATCTAAAATGATAGCCTTAAAAATGGAGAGAAATGAAAAAGAAGTCTATAGAAAACTCAAAGCAAACTACCACACAGCAAAAGAAGAATCTAGGGGGAAGACCTAAAGGATCAAAAAATTCTTTAACTCTTTTACAAGAGGCTGCGGTAAATGGAGTAATGACAAAAGTTTTAAAAAACTTTGATAGAATAGTTAAAACAACAATTCAAAAAGCAGAAGACGGAGATACCGTCTGCTTAAAAATTCTTTGGGATAGAGTTGTACCAGCAAGAAAAGCAGTGGAACATATCTCTAACCCAGCGAATCAAGGAGTAACAATAACGGTACAAGGAGTACCAAAGATTACAAAAACTGAAACAATTGACGCACAATTTGAAGAAATAGGAGGCAACCATGCCAAGTGATTCAAAACAATACGGTACAATGCAAGAAGGTCCAGCGCTATCTACTGGAGATTTTAAAGGAACATCTAAAAAAATGTATGGTGGACCACAAGATATAGGTTCAATATCAGTAAGCCCAAGCTCTGATTCTATGAAATCTAGCGACCATCAAAAAGGTTAGTACGATGGCAAAACCTAAACGCGGAAAAGGTAATGGGAAGAAAAAATACTAATGAAAAATAAACATAAATTTACTATGGAAGAAGTTAAAGATGATTTTTGGGATATGTTAAAATATATGCCACCTATCATTTGGTATGCAGGTATGTTTATTCTTGGTTTTATAATAGGAAGTTGGTAATGTCTTTTATAGATAGAATTTTAGCTGCTAGAAGAGCTGGTAATAATCAACCTTTATTTGGTAACATAACAACAGGCCCTATAAACCCAAACCCTAACGTTAATACTATAAGTGATGGTGGATATGGAGCAAATACAACAAACACTTTATTAGGAGGAACGCCTTCTGTAACCCATAATTTTGGTACAAGGTTACCAAACGCAAACGTAGGGCTAATGGGAGATTCTAGAATTAGTAGAATAGCTAAAGCGCTTAAAAAAGATTTTACAACACCACCTGGGTTTGAAGAAGCTGGAGAACAAGTTTTAGAACCTACAGATATGTACAACCTGTACAAATTTCCAGAAACTATACAGAATAACGCAAAAAATTGGGATACTTCTGTAGTAGATAATAGAGCTATTAGAAAAATAGTTAGTGAAGACCCAATTATAGGCGCAATAATACAAGCAGAAAGCTCAGGTGGACATAATCTTAAGTCTCCAAAAGGAGCTAGAGGCGTAATGCAACTTATGCCAAATACTTACGGAAGAACACTAAATAAAGAAGAAAGTAAAAAAGAAAGTATAAAACAAGGTAAAGAAGTAAAAGTATATAATTATGCTCATGGTATGTACGGAAAATGGTTAGACGAAAACCAAGTAATGGATGCAGAACAAAACGTAAAGTTTGGAGCAGAATATTATAATAAACTAAAACAAGATGAAAATATAGGAAATGGCAGTGATAGACAAGCGTTAATTGCTTACAATTGGGGTCCAGGAAATTATAAAAAATGGAAAGCTGCAGGCGGAAAAGAATCAGAATTACCACAAGAAACTAGAGATTACTTAAAAAAAATAGAAAAGAGTATGGGTGGACAATTACAGTAATGAGGAATAATTAAATGGCAACAGCTACATTAAGCGTAACACACACAGAGTCTATAACTTTAAACGATAGAGAACAGGGTGGAACAAAAACTTATACTATAGCTAGTATAGCGCAAGTTCTTAAAAGAACTGTAACTTGCCCAGCGGGATCAGATACTACTATTGCTAATTTTCAAACAGCAACTAGCACTTCTGATAGTGCGTTAGATTTAGAAAACACAAAATATATAAGAGTAACAAATTTAGACTCTTCAAACTCTGTAAACCTATCTTTACAGGTAGCTGGAGCAGAAGGTGGTACGGCTAATATGTCAACTACTATTTTATTAGGTGCAGGAGAAACTTTTACAATGGGAACTCCTCACGATGGAATAGCTTTAGATGACGATGCTGCTACTATTGTTACTAGTTTAAATGATTTAGAAAGTTTATTAGTAGACCCAGGCAGCAATTCTGTTGCTGTCGAAGTATTTGTAGCAAGCACATAGGAGAAAATTATGGAGTGGATGGTAACAAATTGGATGGAAGTTGTAGTTGTCGTATTAGCGGTAGCTCACGCTGGCAAATTAATTTCTGGTTGGACTGAAACTAAAAAAGATGATATTTTTTGGGATAAAGTATACAGTTTAGCAAAATGGATGGAAGACGCTAAAAAACCTAAGTAATGAAAAGTTGTTGGAAATCTTTTACTAAAGAAGAATTAAGTTGTACTGGAGCTTGTCCCAGTTGTTTTGGGACAGACGAAAACATGAACGTTGAGTTTATGAATAAAGTAGAAGAACTTAAAAAATTATGTAGTTTTTCTTTTAAAATTAAAAGCGGATATAGATGTCCTTATAGAAATAATGAAATTAGTAAAACAGGATTAAACGGTCCTCATACTACTGGAAAAGCAATAGATATTTTAGTAAGTGGAACAGAAGCGTACTTGGTATTAATGCTTGCATTGCAACTTGGTTTTACTGGGATAGGAATACATCAAAAAGGACCAAAAAAAGAAAGGCATATACATTTAGATTGGGGTATTTCTGATAAAGAAAGACCAAAAATATGGACATACTAAAAAAACTTTTAAGTTTCTTTTATAATTTTTTTGTAACTATAATTGAAAAATCTTATGAAAAAGAAATACAAAAAAAATTAAAAGAAAAAAGAAAAGAGGATGAAAAAGAATTTGAAAAAATTAAACAAGGGATGGATTCGCTCAACGAGGCTGATGTCGATAGGCTTAATTCTGAGCTTTTTGACAGGTTGCGGAAGTCAAACACTAAACACAATTCTAACAATGGGTCTAGCAGCTAATGAAACTTATAAATATAGTAACCCACCAGTTAGAGAAGTTGTTCCACATGGTATAGACGTGTTTATACCTGATGATGGGTATGAATCTAGGTGGACTGCAAACGAAAAACAAAAACTATATTTACATAATGTAACTATGGAGAAAGTTTTAAAGGAGTAATATGGCTCTTTTTAGAGTAATATTTTTATATTTAATATTTACTTCCAACGTATTTGCAATACCTGAAGTTATTTCTTTATGTTTGTGGAACGCAGAGATAGCATCTGCATTACAACACGGTAGACAATACGAAAAAGAGAAAGATCTTTTGTATCATAGGAACTCAGTAAAACAAATATTAACTAATGATGGTAGACCTAGGTGGTTTGTTTTAAAAGTTTTAGAAGTATTTGATTATGTTTGGAAAGAATTTACAATAAAAAGCAAACCTTCTGATATATTTAAGCTTACTTATAATAAATGCATAACAAATTATAAAAATCAAGCGGATATTTATTATTAATGGAATTAAATTTTAATTTACATCCAGGCCAATTAGATATTTTTAATTCTGAAAAAAGATTTAAAGTATGCGCAGCAGGTAGAAGATTTGGAAAATCTTATCTTTCTGCTGTAACTTTACTAATAGAAGCTCTTAAAGAAGAAAATGAGTTTGGATATAAGCTAGGACCAGAGATAGTAACCTATTACGTAGCTCCAACTTTTCAACAAGGAAAAGATATTATGTGGAAGCTTATAAAAGGATTAGGTGAAGGTGTCATAAAAGATACTTTAGAAAATACTGGAGTAGTAAAGTTAATAAACGGTAGAGAGATACACATAAAAGGTTCAGACAGGCCAGATACTCTTCGAGGAGTTGGTTTAAGTTACGTAGTTTTAGATGAATACGCTACAATGAAACCTTCAGTGTGGGAAGAAATTATAAGACCTACACTTTCTGATGTAAAAGGTGGAGCTTTATTTATAGGAACTCCAGCAGGTAAAAATCATTTTTATAATTTATTTATAGATGCTACTAAACTAGAAGATTGGGAAGCATTTGAGTTTAATACCGCAGATAACCCTTTTGTTCCAGCAGATGAAGTAGAAAACGCTAGAAATACTTTATCTTCTGAAGTGTTTTTACAGGAATATCAAGCTTCTTTTAGAAGCGGTGGTGGAAATGTATTTAAAGAAGAGTGGTTTAATAATATAACAGAAGACGAACCACAAGGAAATTATTATATTGCAGTCGATCCCGCTGGTTTTATAGATTTACACGGTAGAAAAATTACAAGTAAGTTAGCAAGATTAGATGAATGTGCAATAGCAATAGTAAAAGCTGGACCAGAGGGCTGGCACATAAAAGATATTATAACTGGTAGATGGGATGTTAGAGAAACTAGCATACAAATATTAAGAGCTGCACAAAAATACAAACCTCTTTGCGTAGGTATTGAAAAAGGAAGTTTAAAAAACGCAATTATGCCTTATTTAACAGATCAAATGAGAAGATTAAACACTTTTCCAAATGTAGTTGAATTAAGTCACGGCGGAAAAAAGAAACAAGAAAGAATTACGTGGGCTTTGCAAGGAAGATTAGAACATGGTAGAGTTTCTTTTAATTCAGGAGAGTATTTAAAAAAATTAATAGAGCAAGCATTAGATTTTCCTTCTCAATTAACACACGATGATATGTTAGATGCACTTGCTTATATAGATCAAATAGCTATAACTTCATATATAGATCAACCTTGGGTTGATACTTGGAATCCAATTGACCAACAGGCAGGATATTAATGGTAAACAGCATAGTAACAAACGATAATTATTCACTGACAAGCACTAATAACAAAACTAAAGACCCATTAGTTGGGTGGATAGTAGATAAAGTACGTGATTGGGAAGATTATAGAAATACAAATTTTAGAGAAAAATGGAATGAGTATTATCGTTTATGGAGAGGTCTTTGGAAATCTGAAGATAAAACTAGAGAAAGCGAAAGAAGTAGATTAATTGCTCCAGCTTTACAACAAGCTATAGAAGTAACTGTAGCTGAATTAGAAGAAGCTGTATTTAGTTCTAAACGTTGGGTAGACATAGATAAAACTTCTATAGATAATCCAGAAGAGCAACAAATAATGGGTGTTTTTATAGACGAACTATTAAAACAATACGAACTAGCTAAAGTTCCTGATGCCTTATCTGAAATATTTTTAAATGGAGCTATATACGGAACTGGTATTGGTAAAGTAGTAGTAAAGCCTAGAATTACTAGAACACCTATGATGGATGAACTTGGAAATTTAACTTCTCAAAAGGTTGTAGTTCCAGAAGTATCTTTAATAGCTATAGACCCTATGGAATTTGCTATTGACCCGTTAGCTAAAAGTATAAATGACGCTGAAGGTTGCGCTCATATTTTATATTCGCATAAAGACGCAGTAAAAAGAAAACAAGATGATGGTGTTTATGCTAATGTAGATATTGGTAGTGGCAAAGATGATAGTGATTATTGGGCTAGAGGAGAAGCAAGCCCATTAAAAAAACAAGATTGGGTAAAAATTACTGAGTATCATGGTAGAGTACCGTCAGAATTATTAGAACCTATAGGTGCTGCTGTAGAAGAAGAACTTAATATTTTAAGTGAAGAGTTGACTAAACAATCAGATACTGTAGAAGCTATAGTAACAATAGCAAATGATGGAGTATTGCTTAGAGCAGTAGAAAATCCGTTTTTTATGCAAGATAGATCTATAATTGCATATCAACACGATAGAGTACCTAATAGATTTTGGGGTAGGGGCATAGCAGAAAAAGGATATTCTCCTCAAAAAGCTTTAGATACAGAATTACGAGGAAGAATAGACGCAATGAGTTATGCTATTCATCCTATGGTAGCTATTAATGCTGCATTAGTACCTCGTGATTTAAATACTACTTTTAAAGTTTATCCAGGTAGATCTATATTTACTAATGGACCAGCAGCAGAAGCTATACAACCAATAAATTTTCAACCACCAACGTCTTTATCTTTTAATCAATCAGGAGATTTAGAAAGAATGGTTGAAATGGGTACAGGTGCTTTTCAAGCGGCTGCTTCTATTAATTCACAACCACAAAACCAAACTGCTAGTGGTATGAGTATGGTTACTTCGGCTTCAATTAAACGTAATAAAAGAACATTACAAAATATAGAAGTTAATTTATTAGACGAGTGGGTTAAAAAATCTGCGTATCGGTATATGCAATTAGATTCTGAAAAATATCCATTAGTAAATTTAAGATTTGTTATTAATTCTACTTTAGGAATTATGGCTAGAGAATTAGAAGTACAACAATTAGTACAATTATTAAATACTTCTCCACCAAATTCTCCTAGTTATTGGATGCTTATAAAATCATTGTATCAATTAAGCAATATTTCTAATAGAGAAGAAATGATGCCTATTATTGACCAGCAATTACAACAGAGCTTACAACCGCAAGAACCAGAAACTGATCCTGTCGCTATGGAACTTGTTAAAATAGAAGCTGACAAAGCACAAACAGATGCATTTAAGGCTGGTAGTGATGCGGTTTATAAGAAGACTGCTGGTATACTTAATCTTGCAAAAGCCGAACAAATCGAAGATGATAATATAATCCAAGGATTTCAAGGAATAAAACAACTAGAAATAGATACAGAAAAATTAGAAAAAGAAAGACAAGAAGCACAAATAAAACAACAAGAACAATTAGCTGCACAGGCGGGACAACTCCCAATAACCTAGAGGATAACTTATGTTGAAAAACCAAGAAAAGATTTATGAATCTTATTTTGATTTATTTAATTCAGAAGGTTGGAAACTATTTAAAAACACAGTAATAGAAGAAAAAAACGGTGCGATTAATTCAACTATTTATGAAATTAAAACAGAATTAGAATTAGGAAAAATACAAGGTGCTATTCATTATATGGATATTATTTTGTCATTAGAAGATAATATAAAAAGTATGTATGATGATGCTAAAAAACAAGAAGAACAAGATAAAATAGATACAAATTATGTTGAACAAATAGAAGACGGTGGCTAATGTTATACGAATATAAATGTAACACACACGGTAGGTTTTCTAAATTATGCTCATTAGCAGACAGAGAAGCAGAGAAGCCCTGTCCAAAATGTAATAAACTAAGTAAGTTTGTTATATCAGCCTCTCAATTTAAATTGGAAGGTATTACAGGTCACTTTCCCACTGCTGCTAGTAAATGGGAAAGAATACATGAAACGCATGGTGAACTTAATACTAAGAGGAAATAAATATGACAGACGACAATGCAATTATATTAGATAAAGAAGTACAAGATCAAGTTAATGCTCATCTTAAAGTAGAAGAAGAAGAAGAAGTAACAGAAAAAAAAGACGAACAAAAACCAGAATACTCTATTCCTGATAAGTTTAAAGATAAGTCTATTGAAGACGTATCTAAATCTTATGAGGAATTAGAAAAAAAACTAGGTCGGCAAGCCCAAGAGCTAGGTGACACTCGTAAGCTTGCAGATGACTTGCTTAGGCAAGAGCTAGATAAAAATAAACAAACTTTGGCTCAAGAAACTGAAGAACCTACAGAGTTTGATTATGATAATCCGTTAGAATCCGTAAGAAAAATGATACAGCAAGAGCTAAATCCTGTTAGGGAACAACTTAAAGCTACTCAAGATATCTCAACTAGAGATAAGTTAGCACAACAGCACCCTGATTATATGGATATTGCAAGTTCTCCTGAGTTTTCTGATTGGGTAAATTCGTCACCTATTAGACAAGATTTGTATAGACGTGCCAACGATCAGCTTGAATATAATGCTGCTGTTGAGTTAATAGATACTTGGAAAGCATTAAATCCTAAGAAGGAAGTTTCTTCTAAAGACCAATCTCAAAAAGTAACTAAACAAAAAATTAACGAACTCAGCACCGAGTCTGGTAGTTCAGGACAAACGTCAACCAAAACTTTTTCTCGTAGAGAACTTATTAACCTAAGAGCTACTAATCCTAATAAGTATTACGAAATGGCTGATGAAATCAGAGAAGCGTATGCTACTGGTAGGGTTAGATAGATAATTTTAAAATAAAGGAGAAATAAAATGGCAGCTTTCGCAGCAGGCAATGCCATCACGACTACTACAGCAGCGAATTATATTCCTGAAATGTGGTCTGATGAGATCATTGGCTCATTTAAAGCAAACCTTGTCTTGGCAAATCTCGTAACAAAGATTATGCACAATGGCAAAAAAGGTGATACTGTTCATATTCCTAATGGAACTCGTGGCGCTGCAAGCGCAAAGTCTTCAGGAAATAACGCAGTAACACTTATCGTAGCAACAGAAGGTAAAACAGATATCTCAATTAACAAACATTTTGAATACTCTCGTTTAATTGAAGATATTGTTGGTGTTCAAGCAATTGATAGTTACCGTAAGTTTTATACTGACGATGCTGGTTTTGCACTAGCAAAAAAAGTTGATACTAACTTACACGAGTTGTTTGAAGGACTACAAGGCGCTACAGCAGATGGAAGCTCTTATACCGCAGGGGTCATTGGCTCTGACGGTACAACTGCTTTTAATGACGCAGCAAATACAAATACTGGTAACGGTACTGCTATTGCTGACGCTGGTCTTCGCAAAGTAATTCAAACGCTAGATGACGCTGACGTTCCCTTATCAGAACGTTATCTTGTTATCGCTCCAGTAGAAAAGAAAAACCTAATGGGTCTTTCTCGTTTTACTGAACAAGCGTTTGTTGGTGAAGGTGGCCCTGCGAATACTATTCGTAATGGTCATATTGGTGATGTTTATGGTGTTCCAGTATACGTATCTACTAATGTAGTAAACTTTAATGCTGATGATGGTAGCACAGCTTACAGAGCTAATTGCTTATTTCATCGTTCAGCTTTTGGTTACGTTGAGCAAATGGGCGTTCGCTCTCAAACTCAATATATGCAAGAGTACTTATCTGACTTATTTACCGCAGATACAATCTACGGTGTAGGTGAGCTTCGTAACGATGCTGGTGTATGTATTATATCACCTGCGTAATATAACGGGGGAGTTCGCTCCCCCATTTTTATAAACTTATACTTAGTTAGGAGAAATACTATGAAATGGGAAACACCTTCTTATGAAGATATCCGTTTTGGATTTGAAGTAACGATGTATATTAACAATAAATAGAGGATTTAATCATGGCAAATACATTAACCCTTAATGAAGTAAAAAGGGGTCGTAGACAATTTCAAGGTTTTTTTGCTAGTGATATGTGGACTGTAAAGGCAACTTGGGCTGACCAAGATGCAATAGATGCTAATGATACATTAACTGTAACTATGGCTGTTCCTGGCGTTGAGTTAGGAGATATGGTTGTTGGTGTTTCTTGTAGTGTAGATCTTAGTGATGGTACAGACCAAGCAGTTCTTACTGCTGCTGTTACTGCTGCTAATGTCGTAAGTTTATATATACAAGCAGATAAAGGTGAGTTTGCGGCAGACGCTCTTAATAACGGAGTTATAAAAGTATTAGTAGCGAGACCCGATTGGTAGTAAATAAAATTTAATTACAGCCTGAAAAAGGTAACTGTAGGAGGCAATAATGCCAGAAGCACAAGCAAAAAAAGCAAAAACTGCTGTTAAAGCAGAACCCGTTTCTAAATTAGCTGAAGGTATGGCTAGAATAAGAGACAAAGAAACAAGAAAAGAACTAGAAGTAGATGCAATTCATGCTTTATCTGTTTTAGAAAAACAAGGTAAGTATGAAATTTTAGAGCATAATGCAACTATAGGCGCACTATCTGCGTTTTGTGATATTCACGAAATTAGATATCCAGGAGGAGGAACAGTAGACCAATTAGTTGCTTTAGTAAAAAGAAAATAGAGGATAGTATATAAATGGCTACTAGGAAAGAATTAGTAAATGAAGTTTTAAGACGGTTAAGAGAACCAGAGTTAGGAACTGACTCTACTATAGCGTCAAATACTTACGCTACAATGGTGGCTTCTTTCCTTAATGATGTTAAACAAGAATGTGAAGACGCTTGGAATTGGGGTCAACTTAGAAAAACTGTAGAGTTTGATACTGTATCAGGAACATCTTTGTATTCTTTACCTTCAACAACAGTAAGAACCAAATTACTTTCTATGTGGAATACTACTCAAAATTCTAGGATAAGACATGTAACCGAAGATTACTATAATAGAAGCACTCTTATAGGAACACAATCTAATGCTGGGCCATCTTATTATAGAGATAGGGGTATAAATGCTGCAACTGAACATAAGCAAATAGAATTACTTGCTACACCAGATGGTGTTTACACTATAAAAGCAGAAATAGTAAATCCACAAAAAGATTTATCAACTGACGATGAAAAATTAACTTTAAGCATGGCTAGACAAGCTATGATATATGGAGTTTGGGGTTTGTGTATATCTGAAAGAGGCGAAGACGGAGGTCAACTTATGGATGAAATACAACAAAAATATGCTTTTCATTTAAGTACAGCTATACAATTAGATAGAAGATCTTATCCAAACGAAGGCGATTTAGAGGTAGTATAAATGGCTACAAAATTATTGCCAGTACAAATAAAAGCGCCTGGCAGATTAGGTTTAAATACACAAAGCTCTTCAATAGGTCTTGGTCCAGAGTGGGCGTTTTTTTTAGATAACGCTGTATTTGATGACTTAGGAAGAATGGCAGCTAGAAAAGGATTATTAAAAGTAACTGGTACTCCTATAACTGGTAACCCAACTTTAGATCAATCTTTTGAATATACAGAAGACGCAAGTAACGATCATATAATTACAGTAGATAATACTAACGGAAAACTATATACAGGCACTACTACAATAACAGAAAAAACTGGGTCTCTTAGTTTTAGTAATACAAATTGGCAATTTGCTAATTTAAATGGAAAAGTTATTGGTGTTAGCCAATCTCAATTTCCTATATTTTGGGATGGTGGTTCAGGTAATTTTTTAACAATACATAGTCAACATTCTAATTGGGCAGCAGGAACTGCTTATGCTTTAGGAGCTACAGTTAAAGCAGTGAGTTCTGCAACTCAAGAAAGATATTTTGTTTGTACTTCAGCAGGAACGTCAGGAGGTTCTGAACCTACTTTTCCTAGCACAGAGGGGACTACTGTAGTAGATAACGGAGCTACTTGGACTACAGTTAAAATGCCAAAAGGAAATTGTATTGTATCTGCTTTTGGTAGATTGTGGGCAGTAGATTCAGATAAAACAACTATTAGATATAGTGCTTTTAATAATGAAAAATTATGGGACACCCAAAATGGTGGTGGAACTATAGACTTATTAAATAATTTTGCATTCGATCAAGATTTTATAAAAGCAATAGCAGTTTTTAATAATCAATTAATAGTCTTTGGTAAAAATAATATTACTATATTTAATAGCGCTTCAGCACCTAGCTCATTAGTTTTAGCAGACACAATATCAGGTATGGGGTGTATTGCTAGAGATAGTATACAAAACATAGGGTCAGATATTATATTTTTATCTGGTGATGGTTTAAGGGCGTTATCTCGTACTATTGAATTAGAAAAAATGCCAGCTCAAGATTTAAGTCAAAGCATAAGAACAGAGTTTTTAGATTTTATTAATTCTAAAGATAAAGATAAAATTAGATCTTTATTTTCACAAGAACAAGGATTTTATTTATTGTTAGTTGGGTCTACTGTTTATATGTTTGATTTTAAAGACATGATAGCAAGCCCAAAAACTATTGATGTACCACTTCCTAAAGTTTCTAGGTGGTTAGAAATGCAACCAGAAAGTTTAGTTGCAGCTAATGATGGAACAATATATCTTGCAAGGTCTGGTTATGTAGGTAAATATTCTGGCTACAAAGATAGTGTGCTATCTGGAAGCTCTGTAGTACAATCTTCATATAATTTTAAATACAGGTCTAATTGGTTAGACTTTGGGTTTCTAGATCCACAAGTAGCGGGTTTAGTTAAATTACCTAAAAAAATTAAAATGACTGTAGACGAAGGTTCTGCTTATGATATAAACTTTTTTTGGGCTTTTGATTATGTTAATACAGAATATAGACAAAAGGCTACAGCAGTATCAGGAGACACAATAGCAAGAGGCGCTCAATGGGGATCTTCAGAATGGAACTTAGCAGAGTGGTCTGGTGACGCAATAACAGTAGATAAAGTGCCAGCACAACTTTCTGGCTCTGGACAAAATATACAATATGGATTTGATGTAACTATTAATGGGTCTAATATAGCTGTATCTCAGGTTGAATTATTAATTAAAATTGGAAGGGTGGCAAGGTAATGGCTGATTATTCACGACAACACGATTTTAGCGCAAAAGACGCTTTAAGTAGCGGAGATGCTTCTAAGCTTATAAAAGGTTCAGAAGTAGACGCTGAGTTTGACGCTATTGTAACATCAATAGCAACAAAAGCAACTGTTGAAAAAGGAGCTGATATTGCTTCAGCTAACTCTTTAACTGTAGGAACTGATGGTAACTATTTTGATATAACAGGAACAACACAAATTAACGGTCTTGTTGTAGCTGCTAATCGTCATTTCTTTTTTCAATTTGATGCAGCATTAGTATTACAACATAATTCTAGTGATTTAGATTTACCTGGTGAAGCTAATATAACTACCGCAGCAGGAGATGTTGCAGAGTTTTTTAGTACTGCAACTAACGATGCACAGTGTGTCAATTACACAAAAGCAAATGGTAGGGCTGTTACAGCAGCAAGTAGCGATCTTGTTGACGATACTTCTCCTCAATTAGGTGGCGCTCTTGATTGTCAAGGTAATGATATTACGGCAGCAGGAACTATTAAAATGACAGAACAAGCTAATGCGGAGGCCGATACCGCAGGAGCAGGTCAAATTTGGGTAGATACAGCAACACCAAATAGATTTATGTTTACAGACGATGCGGGTACTGATTTTGGAATTAGTCCAACTTTTATAAGCGGTGAACAAACAGTAGCTACAGACACTGCTTTAAATGTTTCACATGGGTTAGGTGCAAAACCAAAGGAATACACAATAACTTTAATTTGTAAAACAGGAGACGCAAATTATTCTTCTGGTGATGAAATAATGGTCAATAACATTAGTCATAATGGCTCAGATCAAGGCTACACGAGTTGTTGTGATGCAACCAATGTGTCCATTATTCAAGGCGAGGAAATTCAGGCAATAAATAAAACTGGGTTTGATAAATCTGGTTTAACTCCCAGTAATTGGAGATGGATAGTGAGGGCGTGGCTATGACAAAATTTTGGGTAAACGATGACGGAACATTAAATCAAGCGACAGACGATTCGCAAGATTTATCAGATAACTTGACAGAAGTTAATGTTGCTCCACAGTCAGGAAAACAAGTATGGAATGGCTCAGAGTGGACTGATCCTAATAAAGTATTAGTTGTAAAGAAAAGACGTAATGAATATGCTGATATTGAAGATCAATTAGATATGCAATATAAAGATTTATTAAACGGAACAACTACGTGGAAAGATCACATAACAAAAGTAAAACAGGATAACCCTAAGTGACGACAGTTTCATGGTACGTATATTTATTAATTCTTTTTCTACCCTGCTTAATAAATACAATAATAGGTATTTATATCCAACTTTACTTAAAGCGCATAAACAGGCAAGAAAGAAAACCCCCTTGGACGTACAAAAAAAGTCTAATTAATGCTGTAGTTATGGGTGCTCCTATGGGAGCATTAACACAAATATTATTACAATCTGCGTTATCTCCGTATATGTATTTAACAGAAGAAAGCCAATGGAATTTAGTTATATTTGCAGCGGTGTTTTGTCCTTGGTTAATTATGCTTGGATATTCAATTTCTTTATGGTACACAAAGAAAAAAGGATATACGCTTTTATATGAATATTTAAGAGTACGCCATCCTAAAATAGATTATCCAGACGAAGATAGCGATTTTACTGTAAAAGATTACCATAATAATAAGGAATAATAATAATGATTTATAAACACCCTGAATCTGTTGTTAAAGCAATAGATTTTATAACTTATAGTTGTAGTGGTTGGGCTTGTGTTGCTGCTTATGTAAATCATTATTCGACTTTATTTGCTATTGGTATAGCTTTTTGTTCTTTAATTGTTAGTTTAGTTTATAAACATTTAAATTATAAAGTTAATAAAAAGAAAGTAGAAGCTATGTTTGGAAAAGAAAAAGAAAATTGGGAATAAAACTTGGAGACCCTAAATGATAAATGTAATACAAAAATTAATTAACTTTCAAATAGGTTTTTTAACGCCTACTTTTTTTAGTGCTATAACAAACGCTTTAGGTATAACAGGCGATGTACCTGCTGGAACTACAAGTAGAGTTGGATATTTTTCTCCAAGAGTACAAATATCAGGTCCTTTGTTTACGGGTCAATATGATGCAAAAAGAGACGGAACAATTAAAGCTACTTCATATTTAACAGACGAAGGTAGAGACATAGAAAAAGTATTACGAAGACAATTTAGCGATAAAGAATTAGCTTTACAAGAATATACGCAAGGTGGAGACCAAGCGCAAATAGATAGAGAAATAGAGTTAATGAATAAAATGGCAGCGCCAGGAGAGCTTCTTGGTAGGCGAGCGTTAGAAGAAGAAGCTATTGCTCGTACTGGAGGATTATTTACAACACCTGGTATGCAGCAAGCTTTTGCTAACTATGAACAAAACATAGCTAGAGATATGTTTGAAAGGCAATTAATGGCTACAGATAGATCAAGAGCAGAAAGAAGATTATTAGAATCAGAAGAAATTGGTTCATTGCAAAGTATAGTTAATTATTTAAATCAACCATTACAAGTTGCTCAACAAGCATTAGCAACTGGTGCAGCAACAGCTCCAGGAAATATGCAATCAGCACAAATGATAGCAAATAATGAATTATTAAATAGAGCAGCGAGCATGAACTTTATGAATATGTTAATGACAGCAGGTACTGCAACAAAATCACCACCTAACTCAACGTCATTTTCGGGAAGAAGTAGTCATTTTATGGGACAAGACTACGGACAACAACCTCAAGGTAGTGGAAGCCCAAGTTTTTTTAGTTCATTTAGAAATATATTTGATTAATAGGAGACGATATAATGGCAGCTTTGTTTGAAGATCCAGGAGCAATAAGACGATCTTTTTTAGAAAGTAAAAGAGTTAGTCCAGGCTCTACTCCAGAAAGTGCAATTATTGCTGCATCAGCTAATTTAGGAACAGGTTTAGGATATTCTCTTGGAAGGTTATTTGGAAGAGACATACCAGAAGTACACCGAGCAGAAGCTAAACAAGAAGCTATGAATGCTGTTTTAGATTCTACAGACGCTGATGGAAATAAATATCAGTTTGGAACTGAAGGTTTTTTTCAAAACATGGCATTAAAATTAACTGAGTATGGGTTTCCAAACGAAGCTTACCAAGCAAATTTATTGTATAGAGATTTAGCTACAAAAAGAGTTGCGGCAGAGGCAACAAAAGAAGCAAATAGAATTTCTCAAACACGATTAAATATAGATTTATCAAAAGAAAGAAGTAGAATGCTAAAAGCAGTTAGTAAAGACGAGAGAGAATTAGGCTTAGAACAATTAGAAGTTTTAGCTGATAATTCAATTAAAAGAGATTCTAAAAACAATACTGTTAAAGAATATCTTAAAGACTTAGGTCCTAACGAAAAATCGAGTATTGTTCAAGATGCTGTTGTGCGTTCTAGAAGAACTGGTGTTTCTGTTTCTGAGGCTATGGAAACTATTGCTTTAGAACAATTAGAAAAAGGTCGTCAAGATAGATGGACCACCTATGGAAGTAAATATGTTTCTGAAGAAGACCCAATTACTAATGCAGAACTTGGTTTACCTGAACGTGTTGGAACTGATACTGAAACACAAGCTGCGGCCGAAACACCTACTTTTAATATAAATGAACACCAAACTTCAGATGAACCAGAAGATTTAAATAGGTATCGACCTGACGTTCCAGTAAAAAAACGACAACTTAATAGTTATAACGAAAAAGAAATAGATAATGTTGTTTTAGAATTATCTGGTGCTAATGATATTTCTTTACAAATGGAAAATGTACGTTTAGGTGGTGCAGGACTAGCAGAAAGATCACAATTAAAAAACCAAAGAAATAAAATGATAAAAGAATTTAAAGAATCTATACCAGAATTTAAAGCTATTGAAAATTATAAAAAACAAATACGAGCAGAAGTAAGACAACGTGTTCCTTCTAAAGGAGCAGCTGGTAAATTAAAATTTGAAAAAGCATTAAAAGAATATATGAATACTCCAGAAGTTAAAAACAAAATGAAAAGTCTTGAAGAAGCTTTGCTGTTTAAAATAAATGAAAAACTAGATCCTCCAAAAACTCAATTATTCTTGCAATAAGGATTTATAATGGTACTTTCAGTAATACCTAAAACAATGAAGCCTATACAAAAGATAGGCGAAGATATAGTTTCTGGGGTTAAAGAAAAAATTTATCCTCAACAGTTTCCTTCAGCAGGAACATCAAGAAACCAAGTAGCTGCTTTTTTTAAAAGTAAACTTTTTGTTACTAAAAAAGGAGAGACTAATGCAGATTTAGGTGGTGGCGCATATGATATAGGTACAAACTATCTTAAAAAAGAAAAAGGAATTACTAATGTAGTAATAGACCCATATAATAGAACAAAAGATCATAATGCCGCTGCTTTAAATAATCTGGCTTCAAAAAAAGGAGCAGATTCATCAACTACACTAAATACTCTTAACGTAATAAAAGAACCAGAAGCAAGAAAGCAACTTATTGAACAAGCTTATGATATTACTAAGCCTAATTCTAAAAGTTATTATCAAATTTTTGAGGGAAATAAATCTGGTGTAGGTAAACAAACTGGTCCAGAACAATGGCAAAACAATTTAAAAACTGAAGAATATGTTCCAGAAATTGAATCTGTGTTTGGGGTAGGTAATGTAGAAAGACGCGGTAATTATATAATAGCTACTAAAAAACCAAAAAGGAGAGCTCCTCCTCATAGGGGTGAAAAGTATTTTACAGATGGAGCATTAGAACGTAATATAGACGAAGCAAAGTTTTATAAATCTAGGTCAACTATAACTTATATGTCTCCAGATGAATTTTTGGCTTTGGCAGAAAAAGGTATAGACAAAGGAAAAACAAAGAAAGTTAGTGAGCTTATTGAAAGTGGCACTAAATTTGAAAATCTTCCTGCAATAGATTTTACTCATGATGGTAAAGGTATGGCACAAGTTGTAGGGCATGAGGGTAGACATAGAATGAGGGCTTTAAAAGAACTTGGCGTTACTAAAGTTCCTGTTCGATTTACTTCTCAAGGGAAGAAGTCTATACGATGGGGGTCAGCGGATGACTTAGATAGTTATGATTATATTCCACCTAAAGAAAGACCAACTCAAATAAAAAGTGAAGATGGAGATGCTGTGCTACCTATGTTTGATAGCGATGTTTTTCCTATTTATTCTTCTAAAGCAAAAGGTAAAGTAGCTGCAAGTTTATTAGCTGTAACTGGCACTGCTGGTGCAGCAGATTTTACTTCTTCAGAAGAAGCACAAGATTATATTGCAAATTCTAATGTTGGTGATAAAGTTATTATTGATAATAAAACGTATACTTTAACTGAAAACACAATAAACGCAGCTAGAACTAGCGCAAAAGTATCTAGTAATAATGAAGTAATAGATACAAATGAAGTAATAGATACAGAAGCAAATGATCTTGGTATTTTAGAAGACCTTGCTCGACCTGGAGAAGCGACAAGAGCGGGTATAATATCTTTTTTAGAAGGTAACGGAATAGAAGTAACAAGAGAAAACATAAAAGCAGCTTGGGAATCAGATGACCCTAAAATAAAAGATTCTTTTATGGAATTAATTCACGAAAAATTTGATAAAGTCAGACTTGCTCCTGAAGGAACTTATGGACCACTTTTAACTGCATTAGCAAAAAACTCTAAAGCAAGTGCAGGTGTAACTGTTGCTGCAGGTTTGGCTGCTGATATTATAGCTGACCCTCTTAGTTGGGTAGGTGGAATTTTTAGTGGTTTTGCTAAAGGAAAAAAAGCTTTAGGTAATACAAGCTTTGCTAAAAAAGCAAGATATAAACGAGCTAAAAAAGTAGAAGCAAAAATAAAAACTAGGCAAGCAGAGCTAGTTGCTAGAGAAAATATGTCTGTTAAAGAAGCAGGACTAAAAGCTTATAGAGAAAAAAGCACTTATCATAGTTTGTTACAAGATACTCTTGGAATTAAAAGACCTGGACAAGTTATGCCAATGCTTACTGAAAAGGGATTAAAAAGTCGTTATACTAAATCTTTATCTAAAACTAGATTAGGAAAAATTACTGATAGAGCGCTTACTAGTGTAAGAGATTTAAATAGAAGTTTATTTCGTGGTTCTTTAGGAATAGACAAAGCTTTGCAACCTATAATTAGTAGACTTGATGATATAAACATGAAAATTGGTGGTGGAGTAAGACAACACGAATACGACTCATCTATTAGATTACATGAAGATATGCAAAGTATTAAAAAATGGATAGAAAATTTTAGAAGTTTACCTAAAGAGGCAAGAATACTTTTAACAAAACATCTTAATAATAAAAATTTTAAAAGTGCTTTTAAAATTATGAATAATATTAAAGGAATGAGTGATGAATTTTCTAGCGCAGTTTCTCCTTTGCTAGTACAAAGAGGAAAAGAACTAGCAAGAACAAATGAAGAAGTAGAGTTGCTTACAAATTTTTTCCCACGATCAGTAAAAGATAGAAAAGGACTTGTAAAAGAATTGGGCATAGACGATACAGATGAGTTTCACGAACTTTTGTTAAACGATCTAATTAAAAAAGGAAGAAAACTAACACCAACAGAAATAGCAGATGTATTAAATAGGTCTATAAGAGCGCCATCTATAGAAACAATAACTAAAAAAATTGGTGCTGAGTCAAAAAGAAAGATAGAAGAATTAAATAATAAGTTAATGAAACATTACGACACAGCAGATATTGCAATAATGCGATATTTAAGAGACGTAAATCGTGCTGTTCATAGACGAAACTTTTTCGGAAAGTTTGCTAAAGGTGTAGATGACGTAGACGGCATAGAAACTTCAATAGGTGCTTTAATAAGAGAAGAAAGAAAAGCTGGTAGACTAGCTAATGGAGACATTAAAGAAGTAGAAGGTCTCTTAAAAGCTAGGTTTATTGGTGGAGAAAAAGGAGCTAACGAATTAATATCTGGAGCTAAGACTGCGGGTTACATGATGACTTTAGGAAACCCGTTTTCAGCTATAACTCAGATAGGTGATGTTGGTACTTCTGCGTTTCTTCATGGAATAATAAACACTAGTATACAAACAGTAAAAGCGCTTACTGGAAGAAAAGAATTAGACTTTCAGGACTTTGGGTTAGACCTTATGGCTGAGTTATCTGATGTAAATAAAACACAAAACCATTTAGGAAAAGTATTTAAATGGTCTGGTTTTAGAGCAGTAGATATTTTTGGTAAAAACGTAAATATAAACTCATCTTTAGCAAAGTGGTCTAAAATTTCTAAAGACCCTGATGGAAAACCTACTAAGTGGTATCAATATGACAGTGGAAAACTGTCTATGGAAAAAGAATTGCGTTATAAGTATAGAGACTCGATGAGTGAAACACAACTAAATAAGGTTGTAGAAGATTTTAGAAACTATGGAAAAGGTAGATACGTAGATGGAAAAAAAGTTAAAGGAGAAATAACAGATGACATGAGATATGTTGTCTTTAATGATCTTATAGACGCACAACCAGTAGTGCAATCTGCTATGCCAGAAGCATATCTTAACCACCCAAATGGAAGAATACTTTATCAATTAAAAACATTTGCTTTAAAACAATTAGACTTAGTTAGACAAAAATCACTTAAAAAAATTGCTCAAGGAGACGTAGTTGGTGGAACAGCAGAGCTTGTTAGGTATGGTGCTATAGTTGGTAGTGCTAACACTGGAAGTGAGTCTTTAAAAATGGCAGTAAGAGATTGGATTAATGGCGGAAACAAACTTGAAGAAATGTTTGAAAACGATAAGGGAGAAAACATAGGTCTTGCTCCTGTCGTAGTAGCAAACACACTAAAAGTTTTTGGCATGAATAGCATATTAAGAGATAAAATTGCGGGTGGATATTGGGAGGGTGCGGCTGCAGACCTCGCAATTCCACCAGTATTAAGCACTGGTGGAGATGTATTTGCAGCAGCTACAGGTTCAGCAGAAATATGGAAAGGCGTTAGACAAATACCTATAGCGGGTAAAGTTTTATATTATATGTTTGGCGAAGACGCTAATGAAGTATTTGGGGAGCTTTAGACTAAATGTCACAAGCTCCCGCAGTACAAGCCAACTCTTGACTACTTGTTGTATAGTCAAGCTCCTCATTAAGTTCAGTCCACTCAATGTCTTTAGGCATTTCTTTAGATAGTTTTTTAAACTTCTCCTCATCTATCTCCTCATACGGAGCATCTTGATACACATGATCTGTATGTGGAAGAAAACTAATTCCACTCATAGACTCAAAGTTATCGTATACCCAAGACATAGCGGGTAAAAATTCCTTTTCTTTATAGTAGATAGTAACACTTGGTTTATGCTCACACCAATGTTCAGCATATATTTTCCACAACTTTAGTTGTTTCATAGCTCCATATTCGTCTCTCATAATAGAGCTATTTGGAGACTGTATAGGAAAACTAAACACATACATATCATTAGGTTTTTCTGGAGCATCTTTACAAGGTATGCCTTTATCTATCATAAATTTACTTAATGGGTCTTTCTTATCCCCTCTGACATTTCGTATATAGTAAGAGCTATAACGAGGGTGAATACCAGAGGCAGTATTACACAACTGAGACACAGTACCACTAGGCTTAACACAAGTGATAGCAACGCTCTCAGGAATTTTAAGCTTACTTGCCCAATCTTTGTTAGTTTCAATAGACACCTCTCTTAGTTCTTGTAACTTTTTTGGTAGTTGTTTATTGTTTGGGTCGCCTAGAGAAGCGTGGTCTAGTATGCCAGTTAAACTAACACCTAGTAATCTCTCTTCATCACAGTTATTCTTGTAGTCTTTTGAAAGAAATCTAAAATTAGTCAAGGTAGATTGTAAAGTACCTAGAATGGTGGCTACTCTAACTTTATCTTTTAGCTTTTCTTGACTATCTCCTGAACGTACTATAACCTCTGATAAGTTACAAAATTCTGAATCCCTAAGAATTATCTCAGAACACGGATTCGTTCCAAACTTATACTCGGAATCTCTACGCCCATTTCTTTCTGCTACACGTTGAGCTGATGGTACAGAATATATACCACGCTCTCCAGACTTTGATTCATACAAACTAGCACATTCGTCTAAGAATACGCTTAATGCGGGTGTATTCATATAACACACAGAGTTATTTGCTAATGCTCTGTGTGGGTGATCTATCCACCATTGTCCACTCTTAGCTTTTTGCATTTCTCTATCGTCTAAATCAGATAGAGATATTAGAGCAGACCTACGAACCCCACCTACTACCACAATATCTGCAATCTTACAGACTATATCGTGTACTTCAATAGGTTTAAGTTTTCTACCTTTTGCATTTTGAAAAATTTCTACACAAAATTTGAATAGTTCTACTAAAGGTTCAGCACCACTAGCCCTACCACCAAAAGTTTTCAACGGCATGCCCGCTTTTCTTACTTTGCTTACGTCCCATTTAGGTATTTGTCCAGAGTATAATAAAGTTATTATTTCTTTAAAAGACTTAGACCAACCTATTTTACTATCTGGTACACAAACCATAGTGTCGGTAGGGTGGAAGTCCTCTGCAACAGTTGGAAGTTTATCTACTTCAGATTTGCATACAGAGAACCCCACTCCTGTTCCACACATTAAGATGTACATAATTTCGCTAAACTTTCTAGCGTTATCCATAGCAACAAAGCAACAATTATATCCCGCAACATTATCTTTGTCTAACGCTTCTCCCGCAGTCATAAGACAACGCATAGATGGCATTACTTTTTTATCTAGTATAAATTGCTTACACTGATCTAACTCAGAATGATACTCTGTAGGTATTTTTTCTTTCCAAAAAGATATGTACCTATCTACTGTTTCTTCCCAAGTCTCTCTACGCTTTTTGTTTGGTAGATACCTTGCGTACCTACTCTGATGTATATAATCTTCGTATAAGCTTTTACTCATATTAGTCTACTCTAACCATGAACTTAGCTAATTTTATCTGAAGGTAATCAAGTTTGCTTTCTAGTTCGCTAGAATCCCATTGGTTTTCTTGAAACCAAGCTATCATGTCCTCAGTAAAAAACACAGACCTCTTTAGTAAAAACTCTATTTCGTCTTTATCGTGGTCTGCGACTATAAAGTCTGCACATATAGGAGTACAAGTATAGTTTACTAACTCATTTTCCTTTAAAGTTATTTCCTCTTTAGGTTCTACAACAGTAGTAACTGCTTTTTCTACTATTGGTTTAGAATCTTTAGCTGTGCTTCCGTAATCACAAGCTTGTAATCCCGCTAAAAGTATTAAAAATATTATATATTGCATGTTATAAATCCTCCAAAATTTCTGCATCTTCTGGTAACTCTGAAATTTCTTGCCACCCTTTCTTGGTGGAACGTAACTGACCACTCCAAGTTAGCGTGTACTCGTGTGCATATACTTCTTCGTATAGCTTTCCCGCTCTTTGTGCAATTCTACCAGTAGAACTACCAATAGTTCGTTTTACCAGAGCGTCTTCTGTTTCTTTTTCTGTCATGTATTTTCTCCTACATCAAATTTATATAAATTATCTATTAATTTATCTTCAAAATTATCAAGAAGTTCTTCAGTTGTTATCTCAAGAACTTCTATGATTAAGTCGGGGTCGTACTCTGAGATTATCTTCTCCTTGATTTCTTCAAGAGTAAGTGTCATGGTTAGGCACTTCTTATCTCAGGAATGAGAATCTTCTTAGCACTCCTAGCTCTTGGGTACGAATTACAATCTAAGCAATGGTATCTGTCATAGATTCTAGTGTGAGCAATAACCTCTCCTTTGTACCTCAAGTTCTTTGAACCACAATACGAACAACACTTCTCTGTTTTGTTCAATAAATTCAAGTTCGGGTGGTTTACAACTAAAGGTCTTATCTTTTCATAAGCCTGTTCTAATACTAATACGTCATACTTACAATGATCTTTCACATACTTAATACTAGGTTTATGACCTGATATAGCTCTACGCCAATTCTTAGGACAGATAGCTGTCTTAGCATCTGGTAACTCTAAGAACGATTGTACTGTGGCTAACCTATTGTTGTTTAAACACATCTTATACCTGGCTGTTCTCCAACCATCTATATGTGGTGTGTTTGGTATTGTAGGTAGTCCATGAGACAATAACCTAGTCTGTATAAATGGAACATCAAACCTTATACCATACCAAGTTACCCACGCATCTGCATCTGACAATACCTTTGCTATGTCCTTACATAGCAAGTAGTCATTAGTCGGGTCTTTCTTAAACGCCGACGGATAATCAGATATACTAAGAACTTTAGTTCTTTTACTACCCAACTCTTTATAACCAAAGCAAAGAATGTGTCCAAAGTTTGCTTTTAAGTTTGTAGTTTCTATGTCAAATAATATTATTCCTGACATTATGTCCACTCCTCTGGAATAGAGCCTACTGCGTATTTAATGCCTTGTTGTATGCACCAATCACTGTATCTTTTCTTCCTAGTTTTTGTTAAAAAATTATCTTGCATAAACACAATCCTTAAATCTCTGCTTGGATTTGATTTTATTATAGCTTTTATCTTAGTTCTCATTTTAGGAGTAAAATTTCCTTTAGCTTCTACCACTACTCCAGATGGAAGAAAAAAGTCGGGAGTGTATATGCGAGTCTCATACACCTCATCACTCCCGCAAGTAGAGCAAGTGGCGTTATAAGGTTTTATTTTATATTCCCACTTCTCTAATTCGTATGAGAATTTAACTTTCATCTTAGTCAGTTCTTTACCAAGACGTATCTCAAATTTACTCTTACCTTTAAACTTCACGCTTTTCTACGTCTACAAAATCAACTTTATTAAAGTTTACTATAGTATGTATATCTTCTGAATGTGTAGACCAAAACCCAACCATACCTACACCAACGTCTATCATAGGTACAAAACCAGAACACACTATAAGTATGTTTTTTCCAGAAGAAAATACTATATTAATTTCATATTCTTGATATTCTGTTTCTTCATCTTGTTCAGGAAATTTTAATAAGTGGAGGTTGGTGGTGTCCACATTTCCTTTTTCTTTCTCCTTATCCATAACAACCTCCCATTATTTATTAAATCTTTTTCATCGTACCCTGCTTTTTTATATTCTTTAGCGACAAGTTCTAATAGTTCTTGTTCTTCCTCAACACCATGTAATATTTTGTGTGCTTTTTTATTTCCTATACCTTTAATACCTTGTATATTGTCTACCCGATCTCCAGTAAGCAGTTGTATGTAAAAAGACCTTATAGCTTGTTCCTCTGATACTTCGTATGGTTCTTTATTCTTTGTCCAATTATAATGTAATCCACTAATCATATCTAAATCTTTATCCTTAGTGCATATAACTGTTTCCCCATAAGCTCTTGACGATTGCTCAATACCCATAGCATCATCAGCTTCCTCTCCATTTGTAATTATAGTGTTATAATTTTCTAATAAAAACTTTATGATCTCTTTATACTGAGTGGGCTTATGGTTCTTATCTCTGTTTCCTTTATACACTAAAGGAGATGGAACGTCATTTCTAAAGTTTTCTTTACCAGTTAAATATACTATCAAGTTATCTGCTTTTGTGTCCCACAATATTTTTTTTAAAACCTGATTAACATTATGTAGTGTGTGAGATAACGGACTAGATGTATATTTTAGTTCTAGTTCTTTTTTATCTAATCCGTTATCGTCACAATATTGCTTTGCTTCTTTAGCATAAGAAAATATAGTTCCGTCTGGACAATGCCACTCTCGTACATCAGAAGCAAACCCGCAACTATAAACTATAATATCTCCGTCAACTAAAGCAGTTCGTGGCATTATGACTCCATTAAATCCTTAATATCATCGCCAGAAGTATAGTATTCTATCTTACGAGCAAGGTCTAACACAGACTCAGAGTCGATCTGTACTTCTCCACCAGACTTACTTATAGCAGACAGCAACTCAG